CCCAAGATAAGAATCCGTGCATTAGAGCTTTTAGGGCGCATTTCTGACGTTGGATTGTTCACAGACCGTACCGAAGTGACCATCAATCACCGGTCAACGACCGATTTAGAGGCAAAACTAAAAGAAAAGCTGCAAAAACTCCTAGGAAATACCTCTGCTATAGTAAAAACCGACGAAGATGTGATCGACGTAGACGTTGAATTGGGTATAAACGAAGAAAATGTAGCGCATGAGGCTACGCAATGAGTCTGATGACGCTTACTGAAGCGGAAATCATGGTTTTAATGAAAAACCTGCACAATTTTTCCCCTGAAGAACAAGAAGAAATCGAAGCAGTAGCCGATGAGTTAGCCAGACGTAAACACGCAGCCGCTTGTCGCAACGATTTAATTGAATTTTGTAAGCACATGCAGCCTGACTACAAAGTTGGGAAGCATCACAGGATTTTGGCTGACTTGCTTATGCAAATTGCCCTGGGACTAGAAGACAGGGTGTGCGTTAACATTCCACCACGCCACGGCAAAAGTCAGCTCGTATCTATTTATTTCCCTGCATGGTTTTTGGGAAAATTTCCTGATAAAAAAATCTTGATGGTGTCGCACACCACAGACCTTGCCGTGGACTTTGGGCGAAAAGTTAGGAACCTGATTGCCAGCAATGCGTACAAAGAGATTTTTCCGACGGTTGACCTTGCGGCTGATTCAAAATCTGCGGGTCGATGGAATACTAATGTTGGCGGTGAGTATTTTGCCTGTGGTGTTGGCTCTGCCCTTGCTGGTCGTGGCGCTGACTTGCTCTTAATTGACGACCCACACAACGAACAAGACATTATTAATGGTAACTTTGATGTTTTTGAACGTGCCTATGAGTGGTATACCTTTGGAGCGCGTACACGCTTAATGCCCGGAGGACGGGTAGCGATTGTGCAAACCCGTTGGCATATGGATGACCTGACAGGTCGGGTGACGCGTGATATGGCTAACTCAGAGTTAGCTGACCAGTTTAGGATTGTTGAGTTTCCTGCCATCTTTAATCCTGACACCCCCGACGAGAAGCCGCTGTGGCCTGAGTTTTTTGATTTAAAAGCACTGCACCGCACAAAAGCTTCCATGCCGGTGTTTCAGTGGAACGCTCAATATCAGCAAAATCCTACGGCAGAAGAAGCCTCAGTAGTAAAACGTGAGTGGTGGAAAGTGTGGAAAAAAGAAGAACCCCCTGCGTGTGACTACATCATACTCACATTAGATGCCGCAGCCGAAACACATAACCGTGCCGACTTTACAGCTATTACTGTATGGGGGGTTTGGAATAATGAGGAAGAAAAGAATTACAACATTATCTTACTCAACGCAATCAAAAAACGAGTGGAGTTTCCTGACCTTAAAGATCTTGCGATGGAACAATGGCAAGAATGGGAACCCGATGCGTTTATTGTTGAGAAGAAGGTGTCGGGCACGGCACTTTACCAAGAGTTTCGTCGCATGGGCATCCCGGTTCAAGAGTACACACCCCATCGAGGTACGGGTGACAAATTGGCGCGTTTAAATTCAGTAGCCGATATTATTAAACAAGGATTAGTGTGGGTGCCTGAAACACGCTGGGCTGAAGAAGTGGTGGAAGAAGTTGCTGGGTTTCCGTTTATGAGCCATGATGACTTGGTAGATACCACAACAATGGCGCTTATGCGTTTTAGGCAAGGCGGGTTTCTACGTCTCCCAAGCGATGAACCAGATGATGTACGTTATTTTCGAGGCTTCCGTGGGCAAAAACGCGGTTATTACTTAGGATAAATCATGGCTATTGATAAGGCGTTATACGCAGCACCCCAAGGACTTGACAGTCTTTCAGCCGAAGAATCTCCTATTGAGATTGAAATTGTGAACCCCGAAGGTGTGTCTATTGGTATAGACGGGGTTGAGATTGATTTAATGCCAGAAGAGGGTGAAGAGGAGGAAAGTTTTGACTCTAATTTAGCCGAGCATATGGAAGAGTCCGACCTGCAAAAGGTTGCAGGAGATATTATGGAGTTAGTTGAAGCTGATATTAACTCCCGTAAAGATTGGGCTGATACTTATGTCAAAGGACTTGACGTTCTTGGGTTGCGTTATGACAACGTGACTGAGCCTTGGGATGGTGCTTGTGGTGTGTTCTCTACACTGCTGACTGAGGCTGCGATTCGCTTCCAGAGCGAGTCTATTATGGAGACTTTCCCTGCTGATGGGCCTGTAAAAACAAGCATTGTTGGGCAGTGGAACCCAGAGGTTGAAGATGCCGCAGGGCGCGTGGAAGCTGATATGAATTATCAGTTAACCGACAAAATGCCTGAATATCGTTCAGAGCATGAACGTGCATTATGGGGTGTGGCGCTAGCTGGATCGTCATTTAAAAAGGTCTACTACGACCCATCACTTGAACGGCAAGTGTCATTTTATATTCCTGCTGAAGACATCATTTTACCCTATGGTGTAACAAACATTAGACGTACAGATCGCCTCACGCATGTGATGCGTAAGACTAAAAACGACATAAAACGACTGCAAGTCAGTGGGTTTTATCGTGATGTGGATATTGGCGAACCTTACGCTAGTCAGACTGATATTGAGAAAGCCAAGGCTCAGAAAGAAGGTATTGAGCAAACTAAAGACGAGCGGTATCAGATATACGAAGTGCATATTGAGTATGACTTGCCCGGATATGAAGAAGATTTACCGTTGCCCTATGTCATTACCATTGATAAGGGGACTAATAAGGTTTTAGCAATACGCCGCAATTATAAAGAAGACGACCCACGTAAAGCAGCGAGACAACATTTTGTGCACTATATGTACATCCCAGGGTTTGGGGCGTATGGCTTTGGGTTGATTCATATTATTGGTGGTTACGCCACAGCGGGTACCATGCTGATTCGTCAGTTGGTCGATGCAGGTTCATTGTCTAACCTCCCCGGTGGGTTAAAGTCCAGAGGACTGCGGATTAAGGGTGATGACACACCTATCGCCCCCGGCGAATGGCGGGATGTAGATGTCCCCGGTGGTGCAATTAGAGACAATATCTTACCGCTACCTTACAAAGAACCAAGTCAAACACTCCTTGCACTGTTAAACCAGATCACCGAAGAAGCGCGACGCCTTAGTGGTATGGCTGATATGAAAGTCAGCGATATGTCGAGTCAGGCTCCGGTGGGTACCACCCTAGCTCTCTTGGAGCGGCAGTTAAAAACGATGGGTGCTGTACAGGCTCGCATCCATGCAGCGATGAAAGAAGAGTTCAAGCTGCTTAAAGAAATTATTAGGGAATATACAAGTCCTGATTATAGTTACGTGCCGCAAGATGGCACTCCACAAGTTAAGGCTGAAGACTACGACATCGTAGAAGTAATACCTGTATCTGATCCTAATGCTTCAACGATGGCTCAGCGGGTTGTGCAGTACCAAGCTGCCTTACAGCTTGCTCAGGGTGCGCCTCAGTTATATGACTTACCACGGCTTCACAGGCAGATGCTTGACGTACTTGGCATTCCTAACGCTGACAAACTTGTACCACTACCTGACGATCAAAAGCCTAAAGATCCAATTACTGAGAATATGAATGTGCTTAAAGGCATACCACTTAAAGCCTTTATATATCAGGACCACCAAGCGCATATCACAACACACATGACCTTTTTGCAAGACCCAAGTGTTATGGGGACGATTGGGCAAAACCCGATGGCGCAGCAGATGCAGGCTGCGATGATGGCTCATGTTGCCGAACACTTGGGTTACAGATACAGACAAGAGATTGAACAGCGTGTGGGTGCACCGCTACCGGGACCGGAGCAAGATATTTCTGAAGCCGAAGAACTTGCGATGGCTAAATATGTGGCAGAAGCGGCTCAGCAAGTGTTGCAAATCCATCAAGCCCAAGCTGCTCAACAACAAGCTCAAGCAATTGCTCAAGATCCTCTGGTTCAAATGCAGCAACAAGAACTTCAGATTAAAGGCATGGAGCAGCAGCGCAAAGCTGCTAAGGATCAAGCCGATGTTGCACTTGCACAAGGCCGACTACAAAACGAAAAAGAACGTATACAGCTTGAAGCACAGAAAGAGAATATCCGACTGCAAAGCCAAGATAAACGCG